CTAGATCACAAAGATGCCGGGCTGATTCGACCACGGGTTCGTAGACATCAGGGCGATCGCGTTGAATGCCGCCATCAGCGGATCAATCTTGGCCGATCCCGACGCTTGCTTCGTGATGATGATGGCGTTTCCCTTGGGTTCCACCCTGGCGTTCGCCACTGCCCACGCCATCAATCCCTGGCCACTGTGCCTCAAAGACTTATCTGCCAACTTGCGCTCAGCGGTCTTGATCGCGCCCGTGAGCTTCCAACCCTGCGAAATGCCAACGATCCGATCCTCGCCAGCTATGCCGACGTCATAGAGGGCGTCGACGATTGCGCCAACCCCGTATGGGTCGAGCGCCACAGCGTGGAGCAGTCCCTTGTTGTTGATGTGCTGCGCCAGCTCTGCGATCTCGGCGATGTCCTGCCCGAACTCCTCGTAGATCACAAGTTCGCCGGCTGCCTCGAAGTCGCGCAGCACTGACGCTTCGCCTTTCCGGCGTTCCAAGACCGACGCATGCGCCCAGGCCTTGGACCACAACATCCATTGGCGTGTCTTTGCGGCTCGACCCAGGACAGCGAGGCCAAGAAGATCGTCTAGGCCGCCCCCGTCGATACCAACAACAACGACCTCACTGCGCACCAGGACCTCGTCCAGCGTCAACGACTTGTCGGTCGCCTGCTCCCAATAGTCTGCTCCAACCCAACGGTCCGACCGCAGCGCCAGACCAATCTCAATGTTGAGGTGCTGCGAAGCCCAGCGGACGATCTCTCCCTGCCCCTTCAACCTCGCCTTCTCCCAGTCCTCTTCGAGCCGAAGGATGGACACTGACCGGTCCCGGTTGGGCGTAACCATCCACCAGTTCGTTGGGTCCTGCCACGCCGGGGGATTGCTGCGGTCGTCGGCGATCTCCTCGGGGAACTCATACAGCACAGGCAGCATAGCTCCCTGCGACCGACCATCCCGAATGGCACGCGCCACCATCAGCTCTGATCGGAATGCACCCCGCGGCGGCTCGTCCGACTGGGTGGTGATGAACATTAGGAAGCCCTCAGGATTGGGCAGCAGTCCACCCCGCAGCTGCCCAATCAGCCGTTCTGCCGCCGGCGCCTTGGCAATCTCGTGCAGCTCGTCCAGTAGAACGCCAGTCGGCTTCACCCCGGTCAGCACGCTGGTGTCAAAAGCCTTAATTTCCAACGTCGCCTTGGTCCGGCGGTCGGTGATCTTGCGCAAATGCTCCTGGATGTGCATGCGCTTCTGAAGAAAGCCTTCCGGGTCCTTCTCGACCATGCCCGGCGCCTGGCTGAAGGCGATGTGAGCCAGCGAGACCGTGGGCGCGATGAGCAGAAACTCGGCCCGCGGCCGGTCATTCATCAAGAGGGTCGTCTCCATCAGTGCGGCCCCGTAGGACGTCTTCGAACTCTTCTTGGGCGCAAGAAGGAACACCTCCCGGATCATTCGCTCGCGGCTGTTCGGCTTAACCGACCCATGCAGTGCGCCGACAATCTCTCGGAACCACTCTCCACCCGCCTCCGCCAGCGCTGGCGTGCCGGGTACATCAGGGAGCCTCAGTTTATTGAAAATTGCGATTGCGCGGTTTGCTTGAGCACGGTCGAGGTCTGGGAGTGCGGGCAACAATGACCTACCCTCGCGGATACGTTCGCGCCAGTCGGTTACTGATAAATCCCAGACCATTGATCAGTTCACTAGGTGGCCCCACTCCGTGCCGCGGCTCGCGGTAAGTGCCTCGGCCTCGGCGGTAGCCTTCTTACCGAGCGTCTCCGGAGCGGGCGGTCGCGGTGAGTACTCCGACCACCCTGCTCTCACTCGCAGCCAGAAGATCGCTGCCTGGAGGCCCTCACGGTTAGGCTTCGTAGCCATGTTGAAGAGGTTCTGCGCCACCTTGGCCGTCGCCTTGATGCCTCCAAGCTCAATCTCGTCGGCGTAGTGCAGGCGCAGCGTCTTCGGGTCTATGCCGATCAGCTTGGAGATCTCGTCCTGCGGGATGCCGAAGCCGGAGAGCGACTCGACAAGATTGCGGCTCTCGTCGGTGGGGACATGCGGCGGGCGACCACGAGTACCAGTCACGGCACTGCTCCTTCCTCCCGCTCACCGTCCGCGGGAAGGCCAGCACGCCTGGCCGCAGCCATCTCTGCAAACGTCTGGCCCGTGGCCTCCAGCTTCGCCTCGTTGTCCGTGTAGGCCTGCCATCGTTCCACGGTCACATCGACGTAGATCGGATCGAGCTCGACCAGGCGGGCGCGACGACCGGTGCGCTGCGCGGCGATCATGGTGGTGCCGGAGCCGCCGAACGGGTCCAGGATGATGTCCCTGCTTTTGGACGAATTGCGGACGGCCCGTTCGACCAGTGCCACGGGCTTCATCGTCGGGTGCAAGTCGTTTCGGCTGGGCTTGTCGAAGAACCAGACGTCGCCTTGATCACGCGCCCCACACCAGAAGTGGTCGCTGCCTTCCTTCCAGCCGTACAGGATAGGTTCGTACTGACGCTGGTAGTCGGCGCGACCCAGTGTGAAAGTGTGTTTCGCCCAGATGACAAACGTGGACCACCTACCGCCAGCTGCCCGGAACGCCCGCTGCAACGTGTCCAACTCCGACGACGACATGCAGATATAAATGGCGCCCTTTGTCACGGCGAAGATGTTGGCGCTGGCAGCCCGGAGCATCGCCTCGAAGTCCTCGCCGGGCTTGTCGTTCAGAATAGGCCGGTGCTTGCCTCTTTGTTTATCCTTCGCCGAATTGGCGTAATTGACCCCATAGGGTGGATCTGTGAACGCCATGTCCGCGAGTTCGCCACCCAACACCCTCTCGACATCAGCCGGGCTCCTCGCGTCTCCGCACATCGCGCGATGCTCGCCGCAATTCCAGAGATCGCCAGGTTGGCTGATGGGATTGGCTGGTGGTTCCGGCGCTTCATCGGGGTCCGTCTCGCCGCTGGCCGGGTTGAGTAAAGCGTCGAGTTCCAGTTCTCCAAAGCCGGTCAGCCCGAGATCGACCCCCAATCCCTTCAACTCAGTCAGCTCGATACGCAGCAGGTTCTCGTCCCAGCCGGCATTCAAGGCTAGCTTGTTATCAGCGATCACATAGGCCTGCTTCTGTACATCGCTCCAGCCGCGCGCGACCACTATCGGAACCTCGACTATGCCTAGGCTTTGGGCAGCAAGCAGGCGTGCGTGACCGGCAATTACATTGCCTGCTTCATCGGCCAAAATCGGGCTCGTAAAGCCCCATTCGCGAATCGAAGCCGCAATCTGCGCCACCTGTTCGGGGCTGTGTGTCCGCGCATTCCGGGCGTATGGCACTAGTGAGACGACGGGCCGCCGTTCAACCGCATCCGCCGGCCAGAAGGGCCCCGTTGAGGCCGATATTTTGCCCGACACGCCGCTTCGGCCATTCCGGGCCATGACCTTCACCTCCTGTCCTTGAGGCCGCCGTACGGCCTCCTTTGGGCATAGCGGACGGGAAAAAATATTCTGTGCGTGCGGCTGGGGGAGGTATCACAACCTTAGATTGAATATCACCGATCCGCCCCCGGTCGCTCAGCAGTGCGTCGGGCTCGCTCAGCTGCAGTCTTGAGCGAGTGGCACGAACTGCAGAGCAGCCAGACGTTAGAACGATCCAACGGCGCGCCACCGTCTTTCAGTTCAACACGATGATCGACGTACATCCGTTGTTCGATGCGGCCGCAACCTGGCGCCTGGCAGCGGCCGCCCGCTTCACGTCGAACGCGATCCCGCAACACAATCCATTCAGGTGAGAAGTAGAATTTGCTGGCGGTCTTTGGCGGTGTCTTCGCCGTTTGCAGGTTGGCCAGACCTACACGCGGCCGCAACGTTTGCAGTTCTCTGGACCGTTTCCGTGAGCTTTGACCGGTGTGCCGCATCCACTGCCGACATGGAGCGTCGTGAGTTAATCATCGATCCGAATGCTTTGTCCAATACTAAGATGTCTCACACAATCGTATCGAGCAGTTCACGTGTCACTTGACAGCAAGCGCGTCCGCTTAACGACAAAGCGCTGCGAGCATTTTGGAAGTCGATCGTTGTTGAGCTTCCACGCGATGACGCTCAGCAAATACTCAACACGTCGGTTCGCCGTCGCGCGCGAGATGCGGAAGTGCTCACAGATGTCCTTCCACGGCGTGCGCTCGACGCGCATCCACAGAAGCTGGGCATCCTCCGGCTGAAGCCACAGGAGCCACAGCAATGCCGCGTCGGAGTTGCCCTTCTCTACCGAAAACGGACACGGCGGTTGAGACCGTTCAACATTCGACAGGCCGAACATGGAAACTGCTTCGGCCAATCGCGCTTCCACCAACTTCGGTGTCCAGAACGTCATGTCGGATCTCCCGTCCTTGCGATGAGCGCAGCTATCTGCGCGAGGGTGAACACACGACCTTCAGCGACGACGTGGTGCGCCTCGGCTTCCGTGCGCACCAGCGACACGACCTCGCCCGTGCCGGGTAACGACACCTCCCAGATGTCCGGGCAAAGCGGCGCACGTCCGGCGTCGGCTGCGGCACGGTCGAGCGCCTGCCAGGCGCGCACCATGCCTTGCGTCTGCGCACGCACGAGGTCCTCAACGTTGCGGGCGATGGCCTGGTCGAGCCGGTCCTTCTGGGCGTCGAACCTTGCTCGCAGCTCGACGGGCACGAGGAGCCGCAGGCGGCCGATGCCCCACGTGCGCTCCATGGCGAGGGCGACCTGATCGACGTCCTCGACCATGGCCTGGATGCGATGCTGCACCAGCTCACAGTCGAGGTTGCTGACGCCGCGCGCGGGGCTCACGAAAGCACCGCGCGGCGCGAGCGCTGAGCGAGCGCCCGCGCATAGGGGGTATGGGGGGTTCTCTTCTCCGCCAACCTCCGCTTGGTTATCAAGGACTTAGCGACCCCTGCTCCGCAACCTCCGCCAACTCTTCTCCGCTTATAAATCAAGGACTTAGCACCCCCTTTTCCGCCGGGCTTTCTCACAACCATCGCTGCACCTTTAGGCCTGAGAGCTTCGTTTTGCGGTCGCACACTTCGACCGTCAGGACCCCGTTGTTGACCCAGTCGGTGATCAACTCGACGGCCGCTTTCCGCTCCATCTGGAATTGCCGGACGAGATAGTGGCCGAGGTACCGCGCCTGCGCCTGCGGCGCGGGCGAAAATGGAACGCCGGCATCGAAGCGCCGCTGCACCTCCTGCAGGACCTCACGCGCTCGAGATAGGGGGGAAGGACCTTGCGGTCTCAGGGATCAGCATCGGCGGCTCGTCCTCGAGCTGCACAAGCAGGCCCGACTCCTGCCGTACATAGGTGTGCATCGAGTAGTTGGCCTCGTCGTTGGCCTTGACGACGGCGCCACGCACGATCCGGCCGGATTCGAACTGGAGGTCGAACTGATCGCAGACTGGCCTGGCGTTGTCCTTGTCCAGCTTCCACAGCGCATAGACCAGCCGCGCACCATCGACCAGAGCCGTCGTGCCCCGGATTGCCTCCCTGGCGTCGTCCGCATCGGCGACGCGGGCCATTCCTTCCTTGCGCATATGGTGGGTCAGCATGGTCGTCGCGCCGGTCGTCGCGGCGAGCTCCGACATGACCGACCAGAGGAAGTGCGCAGCAGCCGGGTCGGCGTTCACGTCCGCCGCCACGAACGCCTGCAGCGGGTCAAACACAACCAGGCGCAGGTCGTCGAACCGCGCCAGTTGTTCCTTGATCTCCGACATGAACGGCGCCCGCGTCACCATCCTGCGATCGGCTGTGATCAACGGCATAGCCCCGCCGACGCTGGACATGGGCAGAACGATCAGCCTCTGGGGATGTCGCAGCCTACGCGCGTCCGGGTCAATGCGATTGAGGCGGCGGTGGATGGCATCGAAGCTGTCCTCGGCCGTGATCAGGACGGCGGTGCCCTCGCAGTCCAACCTGCCGCCGAAGATGAGGCGCGGCTGTTCTAGGCCAACAATGCCGGCGGCAGCGTGCAGGGCGAGATCGAGGGCCAGATAGCTCTTGCCCAGCCCGCCCATCGCCGCAACGAGGACCGGCACGCCAAGGGGGATCGTGCCGCGGCTAAGCCAGCGGATCGGCGCCGCCTCGCCGGCATACCGGTCCGCGGTCCAACCCATGAGGTCGACGGCATGTTGAAAGTCTTCCGCGACTTCGTGCGTGCGATTGACCTTGCCCCACTTCTGCCGGGCGCCAGCAATCATCTGTGAGACCTCACGGCGCGTAACGTCGATCGTGTAGCCCGGCAGCGTCATGGACTCGGCCGCCGCGTGGATTTCGGCGTCGGACCACCCGCGGGCGATCCAGTGGGCCGTCAACCGCAGCAAATTGTTGTGCCAATGGTCGCCGCGCCGGGCGGCGGCAATGCAATCCTCTACCGAGACAATCGAGGCGCCGATCCGCAAGGTCGGTGCCGTTGGTGTCGCGGTGGCGGCGGGTACCTGCTCAGGCACCGCCTGAAGCGGCGCAAACGCCTTGGCGATCGCCTCGGGCACGTAGACCTTCGGCCGGCCGTCATCGAAATCCATGAACTCGGTGCGTTCGAGAACCCGCCCCAGCTTTACTGGCCATGCGATCGATCCGCCCAGTCGCAGGACCCGTCCGACATTGAGGACCGAACAGTCGCCATCGAGAGCTCGCGCAATGGCCAGGATTTGCTGCCGGCAAACTGCGGGGTCACGTAGCGGAGCTTCGAGACGCCACAACACTTGGGCCCGAACAAAGGGAAGACGGCCTGTAATCACGGCCGCCGTAGGTCGGCAACCGCGGTTGCGGCAGTTGGCGGAGGCCGCCGCCGTCACGTCGTCGTCGAGATCGGCATACAAGGTCGTAAGGGCAAAGAAGTCATCATCCCCGCAGCGGCCGGACGTCGCCACGTCGGGACGGCGCAGGGCTTCCCCGACATAGATGTTTTGACCAGGCACCAGGTTCTCCCTGACAGCTCGTTCGACGAGTTCCTCGAGTTCATCGGTGCCGAAGAGTTTGGCCCTGGACAGCTTCCCGTCGCGCGTGTCCGTCCAGGCCAACTCCACGCGGCCCTCGTGGCAGCCGTCTAGAAATCCGCCGAACAGGTGCTCGACATGGCGGCGCATCTGCTCAAGGTCGGGAACCAGATCGGACGAGATGTCGGACACGACGAAGCCGTCCCTGCGCTAAAGGAAAAAGGCCGAAGGGCATCAGCCCTCCGGCCCCAGTGCTAGAACAAAGGATCGTCATTGGAGGAATCTGTCCGCCGAGGCTCCGGCGGCGGTGGCGAAGCCGGCGAAGCCGGCGGAGACGGCGGCGATGGTGGCGAGCCGCCGCTCGACCCGGAAGAGTTCCTATCTGGCAATTCAGGGGGGCGATCTACCCAATTGATGATCTTGATGATGGGCCGGTAGTTCGTGCCGTGCCGGTCCTTCATGGCCTGCGAACCGGTGCAGGATAGGACGGGCACCTTTCCAGGATGGGTGTCCTTCTCCTTTAGGAACTGGTCGTAGACCTCCCTAATGACGTTTGACAAGTGGATCGAAGTGCTGGCGATCTCGGCCACGCCGCCGAAGTACTTGCCACTGAACGCCTGCAGCACGAAGCCGCGGCGGAATTCGTCCCCCGGACACGGCGCGGCTTCACGCAGGTTCGGATCCATCACGCGTTCTGGTGGCTGTCCTTCGCGAAACCGCAGCCAGCCGGTTTCGATGTGGTCGAGATCGGCCGCAAATGTCGGCCGTTCGATCTCCTTGTCCTGGCCGTCGGCGCCGCGAGCGAACCACCTGTCCGACTTCGCGCTGTATTTGAAATAGGGCTTACCGTTGCCTGATCCACCGATGTTCAGAGTCATCGCATCCTCCTTTGCTGTGCATGGATCGGAAAGTGACGACATCTGGTCGGCGGTGGTGGCGCTCGCGCGTGATGGCCAAGTAAGTGAAGTCTTTTGGCCCGTGACGATTGGCGTACGAGCTGATCTTGATCGCGGTCAGATCCACTGTTCGTCACGAGAGCCTGCATTGCTCCACCCATCATCTGCGTGGCATACTTTTCTCGGCTTTCCGAGTATTGACATAAATTACTCGAATAAGCTAGAAAAAGAGGACTAACAGTGGCGAAACGAGGAAGGCCAACACAAGAAGCGACACCGGGCACAAAGGTATCGCTGGGATTGACCGTTACGGCTGACTTGAAGGCGCGGCTTGATCAAGAAGCGCAGAGGACTGGCCGGACCCAATCTCAAGAAGCGCAATGGAGATTGGAGCTGAGCTTCGATCGCCAGGACTTGCTCGACGAGGTGCTTGCACTGGCTTACGGCCCCCAAACGGCGGCGTTCCTGTCGGTGCTGGGGCACGCGTTGAGCATGATCGAACGAAAGGATGACAAGCAAGATTGCCTTACGACACCCAAGGGCTACACCGATGCAGCAACAGCAATCGATACGATTGTAAAGGCATTGAATCCGGGAGGGCGTGGGTTTCCACCCAAGATTGAACCATTGGCGAAGCTGGATGTGTCCAACTGGGGCCAGCTAGTCGCCTCCAGCGCTGTTCACAATATTCGCGCCGCGACAGGTTCTCATTGGGACACGGTCAGACGAAACCTCGGTGAAATGGCTGAACGCTGGGGAGGTCTGGCGCGTAAGAGAAATTAGACGCACCAGAACGACTGCCTCTTTCGCGAGGATGATTCGGTCGCTGCGTGATGCGTCGAACATCTCGAAAGAGGTTTCGTCTCACGTCGATGAAGGGAGCCTGACTCGATGCCCTTTGCACCACGAGAAAGGACCGACGACGAGATGCCCGCCGCGATCACGGCGCGGGTCGGTGTGCTACTTCTCGCGCAGAAGTCCAGTCGTTTCTCTGGTCGCAGCGGCATTTTCTGCCAGTTGCAATGCCTCGCCAATGAAGCGAGTTGTACGTCGGCATACTGGAGGTGGCAGGCGTGAACCGCCGCCTCACCGGCCGGGCCGCCACGCAGCCCCGCCGCGGGCTCGATCACGACGAGGCAGCGATCTATGTCGGCGTCACCTTCGCGACTTTTGACAACATGGTGAACGACGGAAGGCTGCCAAAGCCAGTCGAGCTCGATGGTGAGAACGTGTGGGACCTCGTGCTGATCGATCGCGCGATGGATCGCCTGGTTGGGCTGCGCCGAAGCACGCTGTAAAAGACGATGTCACGGCCACGAAAGCTTTTCCGAGTCAAAAAAGACCATTGGAATGGACGTCATTTCTTTGACCTCCTTCTTGACGGCAAGAAGTTCCGCCTGAGTGCAACCAGCCTGGAAGCCGCAGCAGCTGAGGCCGTAGCTCGCTACGAACAGATCATTCTCGAGCGCAACGCCGGGCGCGCCGCCGTAGCGGCGCCAGGACCACGCCAACCAGCGTTGATTCCTGAAACGGGCTCACTGCGCGAGGCGGTTGCTGCCTACATGAAATCCAGCACCTTTGCGCTCTATAAGGCCACCACGGTCCGGCAGCGCCGCAGCATGCTTGAACTGATCATGCGGTCACCAGCATCAACCGGCCGTCACGTTCTGGGCGACAGCTTGCTCGCCGACTGGCTGCACAGTGTTGACGCGCGCGATGCCGTCCTCCGAATCATGGGTGCCTGCGGCGATAAAGTCGAAGCAGCGCATCGCCGCCTGATCGCCCTTGACCAATTCTTTCGATGGTTGCTGGGCGACGAGCCACAGGCCGCAGAAGCTCGCATTGCGTGCCGAGTCCACACCAGGGCGGCACGCAACCCCTGCAAGGACGTCGAGCCGCCGCAGCGCAAGCGCAGCAGGAACGGAAGTATGCGCCGCGGCCATACGCCCTTTACCAAAGATCAGATCGCGGACTGGTTGGAAGCCTGCAAGGACGACGCCGAGCAGCATCGCGCAGTACGCCTCCTGCAGATCACAGGTGCGCGCATCAGCGACCTGCATCGGCTCAACCGCGGCATGGTCAAGAGCACGGCCCACGGGCGCGTGCTGACCTACATCCCGATCAAAGGAGATGACAGCGCATTCCGCGACGGTCGGCCCGATCCTGTGGTTGTTCCGCTGGTGCCCGAGCTTCAGACGCTGATCGACGAGTTGCCCGGAGACCGCTTCACTTTCATCCATTCCGAATTTGACCGACCCTATCAATCAGCCGCTAGCTTCGGGAACCGCGTGCGCAAGTGGCGGCGCGAGGCGGGGCTACCCGAGGGCCTATCTGCCCACGGCATGCGCAAGGCCGCCACTCACTGGTGGCTGCGCAATCACCGCGATCTGATCCCTAACACCTTTGCACTCAAGACCATCTTCGGCTGGGTCACGGACAAGGAGCTGAACCGCTACACCCGCGACTTCGATCGTGAGGCCGAAGCGGTCGGTATGCTGGTCAAGCTAAACGAGCGTCGAAAGTCTCGCTAG